AAACAAAAGAGAGAACACGAGCACAGACAGATAGAAATTAAACAGAAAATAATAGAGTGGTCAGCAGGTATAACCATATTTATTGTTTGTATTGGATGTTTGTTTGGCTTTGTATATTTAGGAACTAGATAATGATACAATTCAAAGGATTTAAACCTCAAGCTATGCAACGTATTGCAGGTACTATGGGCTATCAAGGTGACATGGGTAACTTTAATACGTTTTTAGAGCAAAACCCCGATAAGATGCAGCAAATGAACATGTATCAAGATAAAGCTATACAAATGCTTAAAGGTGGTGTAGTTAGAATGCAAGAAGGTGGTACAGTACCACCACAACAACCTGAGTATCAAGGTGAATCTATCACAGAGTTACAAGCTAAACGTGCTATTGATCCATCATTGCCATCTGGTACTACGATAGAGCCAGTTGGAACAAAGATAACTGAAGATCAATTAATTGATCCAACTAGTGGTCAGGTTACAGGAGATATTACAACAGGTACAGTACAAGTAGATGCTAAACAAGCTGACGCACCTGAGAAGAAACCAGCAGCTACCGTAGATGCAGAAAAAGTTAGTGATGATGTTTCAGAGGTTGTTGCAGAAACACAGGCAGCACAAGGTACTGTTGATCCACGTTCAGTAGTAGATGCAGAGATAGCAACATCAAGCAGTGTAAGTGATCTTGAAGCTGCTCAAGGTAAAGCTGTACTGATGGATAATCCTGTGCAACGTAAAGTAGAAGAAGGAGAATTGGTTAGCCCTTCTGCTAATGCGGCTACTGCTGCTAAGTTTACAGAAGAGATACAGGCTGCACAAGCATTACCTAGTGAAAAAGCTACTGTACAAGGTCAACTAGAAGGTCTTATGCAGCAGTTTGAAGGTGGTGCTACACCTGCATGGGCTGCAGGAGCTATGCGTAATGCTATGGGTGCTATGGCTGCACGTGGCTTGGGTGCTAGTAGCATGGCAGGACAGGCTCTTATACAAACAGCTATGGAATCTGCTTTGCCCATTGCTCAAGCTGATGCTAAAACTGTTGCATCTTTTGAAGCACAGAACTTGTCAAACCGTCAGCAACGTGCTATGCTTGCAGCAGAACAAAGAGCAGAGTTTATTGGTCAAGAGTTTGATCAAGCATTCCAAGCACGTGTAATAAACGCAAGTAAGATTAGTGACATTGCAAACATGAACTTTACTGCAGAGCAACAGGTTGCTTTGGAAAATAGTCGTGCAGCAAATACTATGAACCTAGCCAATTTAAACAACAGACAGGCACTTGTAATGTCTGAGGCTGCAGCTTTAGCCAACATGGACATGGCTAACCTCAACAACAGGCAGCAAGCTGCTGTAATGAATGCACAGTCTTTCCTACAAATGGATATGGCTAACTTAAACAATCGACAACAAACAGAATTGTTTAAGGCTCAACAAAATATACAGGCTTTGCTTACGGATCAAGCTGCTGAAAATGCTGCACGTCAATTTAATGCAACTAGCCAAAATCAAACAGATCAATTCTTTGCTAATCTACAGGCACAGACATCACAGTTTAATACTTCACAGGCTAATGCCATTGCACAGTTTAATGCAGGTGAAGCTAATGCAATGGAAAAGTTTGCTGCAGAAATGATGAACCAACGTGATCAGTTCAATGCACAAAACAGATTGGTAATTGATCAACAAAATGCACAGTGGCGTAGACAGGTAGCAACAGCAGATACTGCAGCCATTAATCGTGCCAATGAACTTAATGCAACTAATCTGTTAAACATATCTAATACTGCGTACAACGATCTGTGGTCATATTATCAGGATAGCATGGACTATGCATGGAACAGTGCGGAAAATGAACGTGGTAGGCTCCATGAATTAACTATAGCAAAACTAGAAATAGATTCTAGGGCAGATGCTGCTGCAACTGAACGCACGTATCAATCTAGTGCAGCATGGGGTCAACTTGTTGCTACTCTGTTTACATCACCAATGGGTGGTGACACCTTACTTGGTAAAGGTTTAGGATTTTAATAAGGATAAATACAATGAATGTTAATCCAGCATATATGGCATACACAAACTTGGGTATTAATGAAGATGAAACCCCTGTAAAAGAAACGAATAGTTTTGGTTTGTTGTCTCGTAAAGGAGCTAATAAACCTAAAGAAACAATGGATGAACCTATTGATCGTGTTCGTAGTTATGTGAAGTCGTTACGTAAAGCAAGAAAGCAATTAACAAATGGTTGATACAGTAGAAAATACTTTTAGTGCTCCTATACCGGGACAAGGTATGACTGCAGAACTAGGCAGTAGACCTTGGCAGAACCCACCACAGTATGCAACTGTAGAAGAAGCACTTGAATGGTACATACCTAGACTTGTCTCTGATGAAATGTATGAAGGTTTAGTGGATACTATGGAGTTAGGTATACCTCTTACTACTATGGCTGATACTCTTCAGTCAGGTGGGGTTATGCAGGGCTTACATACAATTGATGTGGGTATGTTAGCAATGCCTGTAATCATTGAGATGCTTGCCTACATTGCGGAAGATGCAGGTATAGAGTATAATATGGGTACAGAAAAACCTATTGATGATGACAAAATTAGTGAAACTAAGATCGCACTAGCAATGAAAAAAATGCGGAACAGGCTACCAGAGGCTATAGAAGCACGTGAAGAAGAGCCAGAGGTAATGGAAGATACACCAGTAGAACCTGCACCCAGTGGTCTTATGGCAAGGAGAGTATAATGGCATTTAGTTTACAAGGATTTGGTGCTGGGTTTGCTAGTCAACTATCGACTAATTTAAATGAACAACGTAGGCGGCAAGAAAAACTACAAGACGAAGCACGTACTATTGCCACTAGACAGCGATTAGCTAAACAAGCAGAACGTGAACAGGAACAAAAAATTATAGATGAACTTACTGGATCATTAGGTGTTTTCTTTAGTCCAGAAGAAGTGACAGCTATAATGAAAGGCGGTGTTGGTGCAGCAAAACAAGCATTAACACTTGGTCAAAATGCTGCAGCTAAAGGTATGAGTGCTAGTCCTTTAATAAACGTACCTGATGCAGCAGCACTAAGTGCTAAAGAATCCTCAGACTTTGCTGAGGAAGTTTTATCTAGTACGGCAGATTTACCACCTATTAAAAGTGGTGTATCTGATTTAGAAAAAACTCAAGAGGGTGTAGAAAGAAAAAGCAGCCTATTTAATTTAGATTACTACGGACAAATTATGTCTCCTGCAGACGAGGAACAGGCTACTTTAGATAGTGCATATGCTATTGCTGTACAGAAATCTATAACAGGAAGTACAGAAGCTATACGAAATAAAAATGCTAAACTTGCAGACTTGTACTTAGCTAAAATAAAAGAAAAAGATGCGGCATTAAAGACAGAAGGTACTGAGTCTAGTCCGTTTAGTAAAAGTAGCATTACCACTATTGCAAATGCAAATATAAAAAATGCTCTACAAGAAAATCAATTTAGTGTAGACCTTGAGGGAAGATTAGCAGAAAAAATAGGCGATAGAGTTCCTGAGTATAATGTAGCACTTATTCAAGCTGCTAAGATGATGACTATTGAAAATACTGGCGAAGACGGTAAGTATATGAGTCTGCAATTATACAATAAAGCAAATGCATACGCCGAAAATGCTGTTAAAAACATAAAACAAAATGCTAGAAGTAGACTTTTAGAACCTAACAAAGCTATGAACGCAAAAAGAATACAAAATGAAGGTCAACCGATAGATATGTTTGTAACAGAAAACGGTAAACGGGTTAATGTTTTACAGAAAAATGCACAAGCTGGTATGTACTCAATTGGTGACATTATTTTAGTTAATACTGTAGAAAATGGTGTGCCTGTAACTCGTATACAAGTATATACTGGTATAAATATTAGTCCCAAACACAATAATTTTGTTGACGCAGGTATAAAGTAAAATGGATAATAACTTTTTATTTCCTGATATAGATAAAGAGGACACTGTTACTGTACCAACACTTCCTTCTCAAGAGGGCAATGGTTTTTTATTCCCTGATATTGATGACAGTGAAGATGAAGAATCTTTTTACAATATAGAGACTGTACCAACACTTCCTTCTCAAGAGGGCAATGGTTTTTTATTTCCTGATATTGATGACAGTGAAGATGAAGAAGAGTTTGATTTAAACGTAGATACATCTACAGAAGAAGTTATTATAGACACAGAAGAACAAGATCAAGACCCAACACCTATAAATAATTTAGAAAGTATTGTAGATAAACTTTTTGAAGAAGACTTAAATAGAGTTGACGCAAGTTTAGACCTTGAGTTTATTGAGGCCCAAAGACGTATAGCTGAAGAAGACGTAAAAAAAGAACAAAAGATTCTTCAAGGTATTGCTAAAGCCTATGGTATTTCTGTTGAAGAAGTAATTCAAAGAAAAAAAGAAAGTAACCCTAACTCTTCTATAGGTATGACTGTAGATGAAAGGGTCGCAGAAGTATCTAAGTTCCATTTAGATAAAGTATTAAGTCGTAGAAATGCATTAATAGAACGACTGAACGATAAAAACATGGTAACAAGTGGGCTTACATCTAAGTTGTTAGCTGCTGCTGAAGAAGGTAACATTACTGCAGGTCAAATAAACGCAATAGTTTTTGCTGATGAAATGTTAAACCCTGCTACTGCTTTGGCTGAACTACCTATCCACTGGACAAATGTACAGGAACATGTACGTGAGGGCAGATACGGTGCTGCGGCAGCAGATGTTGGATGGGCTACACTGGATGCGGCTGCAGCAATTCCCGTAGCAGGTGTTCTTGCTAAAGGGGTTACAAAAACATGGAAGGCTGTTGGCAACGGTGGTGAATATAACCGTGTACAAAATGCCATGTTAAACGAAAGTAAACTAGCAGAAGAAATAAAGAAACAAAATAAAGCAAAAGCTGCAGAACACAAAGAAATTAAAGAAGATTTAATTATTGCGTTTGAGGAAAGAAACGAAGTAAGAATATCTAAAGAAGATAAAAATGGTAGATTAACTATTGACCCTGTTGCAGTGCGTGATAGTGGTAAGACAAAACTAAAAGAATACTATATTGATGATGTGTACCAAGGCAACAATAGTGATGCTTCCATAAACCCACTAGATGAACTAGCCATAAACGATGAAGACGTATTAGCTATACCAATGCTAAATCCAGAAAAACTGGATGCTTTGGTTGGTGTTGTTGCAGATTTACAAGACGCATTTCCTGATCTTCTTAAAACCCCAACAGTAAAAATCACTAAAGGTAAACGTAAAGGTGAAGAAAAACGTGCAAGACCTTTAGTAGATCAACTATTTGAACTTACAGTAAACGAAGATTTACTAGCAAATGAAACTTTGTATAACATATTAAATAAACACGGTATGTCATACGAAGAATATATGTTAGGTGTAGTAGGGTCAGCCTCTGAAGCAGGTAGATTGCTGAACAGGGTAAGTCAAATGTCTAGGTTTAAACCAAAGGGCATTAAAGAAAGACAAGCAGAGTTGGCTAACAGGGCAACACAAAAAGGCCTATCTAAGTTTTGGTCTAATACAGTACTACGTGGAGAAAATATTCGTAGGGGTTTAATGGTATCTTCACTTGCTACGGCTGCACGTAACTTGCAGTCTGGTATTATCAGAGCACCAATGGAAGGTCTTGCTAATGTTATGGATACCGCACTAATTACGTATTCTAAAGCCGCAACAGAAGGTGATAAATTTCGTGGTGTAGTTGAAGCAACGAAGAACGTTATGCCTTTTGTACGTGACGGTACATACTCTGGTGCATTCCGTAACATGAAATATATGTTTGCCGATCAAAATACAGCAGAACAATATACAAAATACATCTTAGACAGACCTGAGTTAGCTCAACACTTTGACAGACTAGGCAGTAGTATACATGAACTACAAGAGTTAACAGGTAGGGGTCAGGCTACAACACGTGTTGGTCAGGGCTTAGATAAAATGGCTTCTGTACTTGAAGATGGAACTGCATTTTTAAATACACCCAACCGTTGGCAAGAAATGATGCTACGGCACACAACTTTTTTTAGTGAGATTGAACGTTTAACTAAAGCAGAATGGGGCATAGACTTACGTAAAACTTTAGACGAAGGTAGAATAAAAGATGTAATAAACGATGCTGAAGATTTACGTGGTGCTGATGGGCGATCTTTTGTTAGCATGTTAGATGAAGCTACCACTAAGGCACTTGATGTTACGTATGCAAAGCAACCCGATTTTGCTCCGTTTAAAATGGCATCTGATATTATTACTAAATCTGGCCTAACCGTCATTGTTCCTTTTCCAAGATTTATGTTTAACTCTATGGAGTACATGGCTCAAAATGCAGGTGGTATGTTTATTTTGGCTGCTCGTAAAGCTATATTCAAAGACACTCGTGGTGTTATGACCGCAAGAGACAGACAAGATATAAGCCGTAATCTTGTGGGTCTTGCTGCTATATACGGTATGTATCAGTATCGTACATCAGAATTTGCAGGTGAAAGATACGAGTCTATGGAATATGAGGATCAACAGGTTGACCTTACATCAACGTATCCTATGCGTCAAATAGGTTGGATAGCAGAGGCTGGTAAACGTTTAAAAGAAGACACACTAGACACTTGGTATGGGTCTGACATGGATCACATTGCTGAAACATGGTTAGGAACATCTGCACGTACTGGTGTGGGCAACGTTATGATAGAGGAAATACGTGACATAATAGTTGGTACAGAAGATATTGTTGACAAGAACAAACGTGCTAAAGCTATTGGTAGTGCTGTAGGTCAATATATAAATACTTTCTTAACGCCAATGTTTCAGATTGTAGAAGGTCAACGTGCCGCAGGTATTAAGTCTGATGTATACGTAGATGCTGCAACTTCCCCCACTTTAAACGACGATTGGTCTACTTCTTTTGGCTCTGGGTTTAGTAGGTCTTTAATACAACGTGGTCTTGCTGCCCCTTCATACGAAGAAGAAATGCCAAACAGGGTTGCCATTGATACAGGGGATATTAAAAGATACGATCCACTTAAAAAACTTTTCTTTGGTCTAAACATAAAAGAAGCAGATAATGATATAACAGAGTACCTATTGAGTATTGGGTACGAAGACCCTACGTATGAACTTGGCAGTAGGTCAAAACTGCCAGAAGAAAGACGTGCAGAGAACCAATACCTATCAACTGTTTTACCTTTAGTAGTGGAGATAGCAAAAGAACAATCAACGTCAGGGCCACTTAGAGGTGAAACTAAAAGAGAAATAAATCAGGTTGCTCGTTCTATAGTAAAGAATATTTTAGCTACAGCTAAGAATGAGTTTCTTGAAGATGGGTATGCATCTCCATATGCTATGGCTGTAGACGATCTATCTAGGATACCAAGAGATGATAGAAACTTTGCTATTGTACAATTTAAAAAGTTCAATGATGGTAGAAGTCCTGATCCCACAGAACTAACTGACTTACTACAACTAATAGAGTTAGCAGATATATATTAAATAAATAAGGGGGCAATTAAGCCCCCATTTTTTTTTTGTCTATCGTTTGTCTCCACTTCCACCAAGTGTACCTGCGTTTTTTCTGGCACTTAACTTGGCTTGGTTCTGACCTGCTATCATACCTAGTGTGAGGTTGAGGTCAGTGGCAAGTGCTGCACAGTACCATAGTACATCTCCTATCTCACTGGCAATCTGTTCTCGCCAATCATCAGGACGTTTATCTGGACCGTCACGTATGAGCTTCTTTACTTTGTTAGCTACCTCACCTGCTTCCCCTGCCAACCCAAGTGCAGGGTATATTATTTTGTGCTGATCAGGATAGATAGCTGTACTTGATGCATTCCTTTGATATGAATTAAAATCAGACATGCTGTACTTCTCCTTTAGAAACTGTTCTGCCTCTGCCTTTAGTTCGTTCATACTCCTTTATCCTTCTTAGTTGATCGAAGTAGGCTTTGTTAAACCCACGTTCCCACTCACGGTGTTGCATCGTATGGATGCTGAATGGGTTAGACAACCTGTGTCCTGTCTTAAAGGCACTATAACCCATCTGATATTGCACACGTAATGGTGCATCGTACTTACCCAAGCCACGTTCTTTTCTGTTAAGTTTCTTTGGCATAGTAAATCTCCTTATGCTACGTTAATTAATTCAGCCTCTGTGTATGGGATGTGATAGAACTTCTCACCCTTCACAATGTTACGTCCATACGCTTCACGCAATCTATCTTTAGTTAGACTAGTATCTTTGATACGCCACACTTGCTTTAGGTCTTTACGGAATACATAGAAGTTAAGCACCCCGTTCTCTCCCTCATACTTCTCAATCAAACGTCCCTTACGTTCTGGTATGCGTATCTCTGCCCAATGAGTAGGCCAATCACCAGACCATGCAACCTTTACTTCTGCTTCATTAAAGTATGTATAGTCTTTCTTAGTTGATACTACATCTACATTGTAGTCTTCTTCTGTGTTTGTAATCTCGTGACCTACACTTTGCAGATATTGTACGAGGGTTGTTTTTGCAGGTGCGTCATAGGCATCGTATAATGCTCGACTAAATTGTTTACGTGTTCCCATTATCTTTCTCCTTCTTTATTAGTTTCTCTAGTTCTGTATAACCACCTATGTAGTTACCCTCTGTGTCCCAAATCTGTGGGACAGTATTTATCTTTGCCCTTTTAAATAAATCAAGTAGCCATTTGGAGTCATTGAGAGAGTAATAAGTAGCTGACCCATTACCCTCTCGTATTAACCCCATAGCCTTAGAGCAGTGTGTGCAGTCTGCCCGTCCAACCAGTATATATTGCCTTCTCATGTCAAGTCTACTATTTCGCACACGTCACCAGAGCAAGCCATAGTTTGCATTGCTACAGTGTTATCGTCTTTCTCGTACTCAGACAGCCCAGCCCAATCAATCTTTTCGGGCATAACAGATAGTAACATTTTATAGTCCTGCTTGCCAACCTCTTGATAGGGTGCTTGTTGATAAGTATGTTCATTGTATGGTAAAAATGACACACCTGACATCTCATCAAAATGTTTGTACACAAATGCACCTACTTCAAACCATTCATCCTTACGTACATTACAAGTAATGCTTGGCTTGTGTTCACACCAGTGACGTTGATACATAAGCCATGTCTCTAACTGACTGATTGCTGACAAGTCAGATGTTACGATAGCCTTGTTTGGTGACTTGACAGGGAAGCTGAACACTGTAGTGGCATCAGGCTTCATAACGTCAGGCTCATTGGGTATTCCCTGATCCTTCATAAACTGCGTCAAGGGGTCTTTATTATCACCACGCACAGTACGGATATAATAGGAACTATGGCGAGGGTGTATGCCAGAGGCACTATCCACCAGTTGCGAGACTGTTCCTGACGGCTTGACGCAACTAATAGCAGTAGCAACAGGTATACCAAGACGGTCAGCCCATTCAGCATTAGTAGATACAGCAATCCCACGTAGATGTTCAAGGGTCTTATCTAATCCTTTGTTTGCGGTAGTCATCAAAGGGTTGTCCATTATCCCTGTGAGAGACACACCGAGCAGTCGTTCTTCTTCTGTATTACGTTGCCACACCTTTCGCAGATATGGGAACTTTGTGTACGTGCTTTGGATCGTCCCAAGTATTGTGGCGAGTCGGACTTTTCTAGCCAAGTCTTCCAACGAGTCTGTGGCTCGTACCACAACTTCCGTAAGATTGCAGAACTGATTCGGACGTAAGATAATCTCACTGCACGGATTAGTTCCAAAGTCCCATTCAGGATCACGTCTGCCAAACTTAGCAGCCTGTTTCTTACTTGCTTCACGATTAAAGATACCACGTTCACCACTCCCACTTTCTACTAAGGACATCCATTCACGCATGAAGGATACCGCATCTGGTTTCTCTGTATAACTAACACTGTTATTAGCCAATGCTCGTTGTGGTTCATTCTCCCACCACTGTCCTGATTTAGCATGACGCATACGATCATCACTCAGGTTGCTCAATGAAATCATAGCTGACCTACGTACACCACCAACTACAACTACCTCACCAATCTTGCACATGATGTCGTGACACTCAATGCTAGATAATCTACGTCCTTGTGCATCTTTGAATATCCGTACCACAAAGTTAAACAAATCCACCAGAGGTGCAGGTCCACTTGCCCTACCACCAAATGTTTTCAGCCTAGCCCCTGCAGGACGTACACGTGAAACATCCCATTGCGGTACTTCACCTGCCCAAAGAAGAGCCATCACTTGTCTGAGAGATTTAGCCCAACCTTCTTTACTATCCTTAACAACGACTGTGGTATCACTGTCGAACAACTCAGGGACTTCGGGCAGCTTACTGATGAACTGACGTTCAACACTGAACCCAACACCAGTACCACACAAGAGGATGAACATAGCCTCATCGAAGGCTTTCGGATCATCTATGGGTAGGTAACTGCAGTTGTACATGCAAGTGTTGTCCCTGTCTGCGGCTGGACCTGCAGTCATCATAGACCGCATAGATGGCATCACTTGCAGATCAAGTATACTTTCCTCAATATCCTTTGCTGTAAAATCATCTATGTTGGGTTTAACTATATTACTAATATATCGTGATACAGTCTCAGCCCAACTCTCTCTACGCCCTTCTTCGTCAAGCCATCGTGCATAACGTGACTTGTGTATGAAGGATTGATAATCAGTGGATAGATAGTTTTGCGTCATAATTATTCTCCTAATACTTTAATTGTTTTTATACTCATTCCATCTACATCGTAGATAAATTCCTGTAGTGCTTCTTTGATTTCTTCATCAACAAAACCATCTACAGGAATAGGGTATTCATCTTCGTCTAGTTCCAGTGTAAGATATATCTTAACCACCATCACCTGACTCTTCCACGATCAATTGGTTTAGATACCACTGTGCTTTTTGCAAGTCCTCTACACCATTCTTATATCTGTACCGCCACAGGTACTTCATAATGTTACCTTGTAGGTAGTACTGATAACCTTCTTCTCCTGTTGCTGCACGAATAGCATCAATGCATTCGATACCTGCGTAGTTGTAGTGATCAGGTGAGTTTACCATGTCAACATCATCTGATGTAAGTTTAGGTTCTACTTTAGTTGCCATACGTGTCTCCTCATTTAAAGCTAAGTTCAATTACATTACTATTGTCTTTATGTACTATCTTTGGTACTTTTTCTTGTTCTTCTTTTAGCACATCTTCTGCATACTTGTAAAGTGTTTCTCGTACATTCTCATCACTTTCCATTGCAGGTACAGATGCACACACCATGTGTATTAGCCGCATCAAGTTTATGTAGTCATCATCATCCAGATAGTTTTCATCTGTGGTTGTGCTACCAACCATCAACTCCCCTGTCCACTTACCTTGTTGATCTAAAAATGGACTGATACGTATAATGAAATCATTAGGATCGAAGTCAAGTAGTATTTTCTCATCTGCCACATTATTTCCTCTTCACTTTTTTATATGGGAAATGTATCAGGTCAGGGTGCATATCCTTGCCCTTCTCATTAAGCCATTCTTCTGGGATGATCCTGTCGTAAAACGGAATCTTATTTCTCTCACACCACTGACCGTAGGTAGTCTTAGCACCCTTACTCAGCTTACGTCTACTACTTTCAAACACAAACCTAATGTCTAGCTTTGGATGCTGTTTCTTAATAGCTGCATGTTTACGTCTATCGTCTGCTGTAAACCTGCCCTTAGTTTCTATTATAATCCCATTTGGTAGTACAAAGTCTGGAGTATAGGTGCGGTACATGAGGTCTTCCCATTCAATCTTGATGGCTTCGTACTTAACTTTCACGCCATGCTCAACCAAATAGTCTTTGACTTTTATCTCAAGCCCACTCCTATACCCATACTTTAAAGCAGCAGCAAATTGCTTGCCGTTCATTAGAACCTGAACCAATCAAGTGTAGGAAA